ACCGAGTAACGCTCGGTCTTGCCTCCGCAACGCAGGTATACGCCGCTAAGTTTTATGAGCAGGGCGCAGCACCAAGCGGCATTATTAAAGTGCCGGGCGAACTTACCCAAGACCAAGCCCAGGGGTTGCGCGCCGCTTTTGGGCGTAACCACGAGGGCGTCGACCGCATGCACCGCGTAGCGGTGCTAAGCGGGGGCGCGGATTTTTCCAGCCTTAGCGCCAAGATTAGCGATATGCAGATGATCGAAACCATGGCATGGGGCACGGAGGCTATTGCCCGATTGTATGGGGTACCGCTGCACCTTTTGCAATACCCAGGGGGCTCCTCCTCATACGCGAGCCTGGAGGTTATTAGCGCCGAGTGGCTACGCCTCGGGCTTGGCCCACTTATCGCACGCGTGGAGGCTGGGCTACAAAGGCTTATTGTAGGTAATACTACTTTTGTTAAGTTTAACGTTGATGCGCTGCTACGCCCGATGACTAAGGAGCGTTACGATGCATACGCGGTAGCGCTTAATAACGGCTGGTTAAGCCTTAATGAGATTAGGCAACTTGAAGACCGGGCGCCGATTGGCCCAGCGGGCGACGAGTTTAGGCAGCCGCTAAACATTGGCATTGTAGGCGAGCCAACACAGGGAGAATAAAATAATGGCGTATAAGATTGCAGACATGGACGGCACGCTAGCCCTCGATAATAACGAGGCTAATAAGCCGCTTATTACCTACCTTAACGCCGAGGTAATGGAGGGCGGTACCCAGGTTATCGTAGTAAGCGCGCGCCCTATTGAGCGCTTGGAGGAAACCCGCGCATGGTTGCAGGAAAACGGCGTGGCGGGCGTAGAGGCCGTCTACCTTAATGATTTTGAAGGCGCCGGGCAGGGGCCTAACGTAGGGCTTGCCTTTAAGCGTGCTAAGTATGAGGCGCTTATTGCCGAGTACGGCATTATGGGCGAGGCTACCCCTAACGGCATTGAGTGCGTAATAGATAACGACCCCGAGGTAATCGCTATGGCTAGGGAGTTGGGGCTTGAAGCCAAAACCCCTACCGAGTACCTGCAAGAGGATACGCAGCCAGAAAACGTAACCGAGGATACGGCCGCAGCCGAGGAAAAGCCAGAGCCAACTACGGCGGTTGAGCCGGGCACCCCGTACCGCGGTAGCGCTAAGGACATTGAAACCCGCAACCTTGGGCTTGGCGAGTTTAGGCTTACCGAGAAGGACGGCCAAAAGGTTTTTACCGGCTACGCCGCCCTATACGGCGCGCCTTCCGCTGGGTTGCCATTTACCGAAACCATTAAGCCAGGCGCCTTTAAGCGTACCCTCGGGCGCGTAGCCAAGGCCGAGCGCGTGGTTAAGTTTTTGCATGGGCACGATGAAAGCCGCATGTTGGCAAGCACCGCGAGCGGGCGCCTTACGCTAACCGAGGATTCGCAGGGCTTGCGCGTTGAGGCAAAACTAGACCCCGCCGACCCCGATGCCGCCGCCGTTATTAGCAAACTTACCCACGAGGCTAAGGCTATGGGAATGTCGTTCGGCTTTACGGTACCCAAGGGCGGCGATACCTGGGTGGGCGAAACCCGCACCCTTAACGAGGTAAACCTTTTTGAGGTAAGCATTTTGAGCGGGCACCAGCCCGCCTACCCGGCAACGCTTGGCCTTAGCGCCGTGCGCAAAGTTGCCGAGGCCCGCATTGGCGTAAACGCCGAGCGGCTTATTTCTACGCTCGAAGCAGTTAAGGCAGGTAAGAGCCTAAGCCCCGACGAGGTTGAGGTTATCGACGCCGTGCGCATGGCCCTAGCGCCAAAGCCGGTTGAGATTAACCGCACCATTGCCGCGGCTCGGCTAGTGCTTGCCGAACTGGAAACCGAGAGTATTTAACGGGCACGAGGCACCGCCCCGCCGCCCTTAGTAGGCGAGCCCGCGGTTTGTTATCCCCCCGAGCGGTACAAAACATTTAGTAAAACCCAATAGTAAGAAAGCGAGAAAATAAAAATGGCAGACATTAAGAAAATGGCAGAAAAGCGCGCTATGCTTTTGACCGAGGCTACGGCCCTGGTTGAGGCTACCGCCGAGAAGGGCGAGTCGCTTACGGGCGAGGCCCAGGCACGATTTGAGGCCCTTACTAACGAGGCCTCGACCCTTGCCAACGTTATTAAGTCCGAGCGCGAGGCCACCGAGGCCCGAGCCGCCGCCGATTCGGCACGCGCCGAGTTTGCAACGGCGATGGCGCCAAAGGTTGAGGCTAGCGACGATGCAGCCGAACTCCGCCGCCTTGGCCGCGATGGCGGGCAGCATAACTTCGAGTACCGCGACGTTACAAAGAGCACCGGCCTGGGTAACCCAGTTACTGTTGCAGGGCTAGTAAACGTAGTTGCGGGCCAGGTAAACCCATTTATTAACCCAGACGTAGTTGACATTATCCGAGCCTCAACCGGAAACCAGATTCTCCTCCCTCGGGTGACCGCCCTCGGCACGGCCGCGGCAGTTTCCGAAGCGGGCGCTATCGGGGAGAGCGACGGCACACTTTCAAACCTGGGGCTTACCCCGGTGAAGTATGCAACGCTCCTCCAGATTTCGCAGGAGTTGGTAAACGACGCAGCCTTCGACATTACGGCTTTTGTCGCGGAAAAGGCGGGCCAGGAAGTCGGTATTGCACATGGTGCAGTTGCCGGCCCAGCGGTTACAGCAGCGGCTACGGTTGGTAAGCAGGGTGCAGCAGTTGCACCGGTTTATGCCGACCTCGTAAGCCTTATTTATTCGGTTAAGCAGCAGTACCGCCGAGCACCTAAGCGCGGATTCATTACGAGCGACGCAAACCTTGGCGCGGCCATGGCGCTCCTTGATTCGCAGAACCGCCCAATCTTTATTCCAGGCGACATGAGCCGCCCGGATACGCTTTTGGGCTACCCGGTTTATAGCGGTGCGGTTGCCGATAACGGCGACGAAGCCCTCTCCTGGTTGTTTGGAGATTTGGGCGCCATTAAGACCGTATTGGTGGGAGGGGTCGACATTGCGAGCAGCGCCGACTTTGCCTTCGCCAATGGGCTTATTACGTTCCGTATCCAGGTACGCGGCGTAACGGGCCTTATTGAGGCCTCGGCCGTTAAGACCTTTAAGGGCGCAAACGTCTAATAGCCAACGCGGCTACTAGATAGGCAACGGGGGGTTTGGCATTAGCCAAGCCCCCCAATGCCATTAAGGGGGTACACATGCTAGTTAAAATGCTTAACCACATTACGGGCCTACGCAATGGCGTCGCATGGCCGCCCCGGGGCGGCATTGCCGATTTGCCGAACGATGAGGCCAACGCACTTATTGCACATGGCTACGCGGTACCGCTACCGATTGCACCCGCTACAATGCCCGAGGAGCCGCGCGAGGAGGCGGCGATTATTGCACCTATTGAGCGCGCAACCAAAGTAAAGCGAAAGCGGGGTTAAGGTATGCCAGACATTAGCAGCGCCCAGGTAAGCGTTACTACCGCCGCTACGCTTCTGGTGCAAGCCGATACCGACGGTTGCCGCGTATTTATCCACCATAGCGGCGGGGGTTCTATCTGGCTTGGCGGCGCCGACGTTACCAGCGCTAACGGCTTTAACCTAGCCAATGCCGACGGGTTTATTGAGATTGTGCTCCCGCCCAATGCCAAACTTTACGGCCGCACCTCGACCGGTACCGAAACCGCCCAGGTGCTTAAAGTAGGTAATAACTAACTATGAGTTATGCAACCCTCGCGGAGTTTAAGGCAAGCGTAGGTATTACCGATAGCACCGACGATACGGCGCTACAATCGGTGCTTGATGCTACCGACCAACTTATAAATAACTATTGCGACATTAAGGTAGGGTTTGGGCAAACCGCTAGCCAAGCCCGGTACTACACCGCCGATAACCTAACGTTCGTACTTACCGACCCTATCGTTAGCGTAAGCGCCGTGCAAACCGACGATGACGGCAACGGCACCTACGAAACTACCTGGGCAAGCAATGAGTACGTGCTTGCACCGCGCAACGCGGCGCTTGATACCCGCCCTTATACCGAGGTAGATACGGCCCCTAACGAGCCCAAGGTTTTTACTACCCTTTACCTTGGCGTTAAGATTACGGGCGTATTTGGTTGGCCAGCCGTACCTAGCGCGGTAAAGCAAGCGGCCCTTATCCAAGCCGGCGCCGTATGGAGCAGCCGCACGGCGCCCTTTGGCGTTATTGGTAGCCAGGATTTAGGCGGCGTTATGCGCATGAGCCGAGCCCTGCACCCAGAAGCCCAAGTGCTTTTAGAGCCCTACCGCAATAGGTTTGGTATCCAGGCTTAATGAACGACTTAACGATTCATACCGCGGTAGCCGCCCGGCTGGTAGCCGCAACGCCGCCTACGGGCTATGCCCTACGGGCCGCGCATGCAACCCCGCCCGATAACCTCGCCGTAGTACCAGCCGCGGTATGCGTACCGGGCGGCGACTCGATTACCTACGGCACGGGGGGTAGCCGTACTACGGTGCTTACCGTATCGGTAACCATTTACCTTAACGAGGTAGCCGACATGGCCCGCAAATACGCCGACCTGCTTACATGGCGCACATGGCTACGCTCGGTGTTTGACGGCCAGGTGCAACTAAACACAGCGGGGGTAGCCCAAGCGGTAGTTTCTAGTACTACACTAGGCACCGATACCTGGGCCGACCAAACCTACATTACGGTAAGTGCGGAGTTGCAG